AATACCAACAACAGTCCACAAAACATTTATGCTGGCGGAATGTATGGCGGTAGTGGAAGCAATGACGGCAGTTTACCAAACTTCCTTGGTGCGTTTGCATATGATGATGGTATTACTAGTTTTAGTAAAGCTACAATATGGGAAGGCACTAAAGACAAGTTCACTATTGAAGGAACACTTCTTGCTAACGCAGGTGGTGATGTAATTAACACAACTTCAAGTTTAACTACAGCAGTATTAAACCTTAAAGTAGATGAAACAGGATACAATAAAGCACAGATAATGTGTGAAGATTCAAATGGTAAAGCATTTAGTATTGTTGGTGAAATGAACACGGGCAACACTCAAGACAAGTTTATAGTTACACTAGACCCAGACAACATTCACAGTCCAACTAACCAAGCTAACTATGCAGGTGATTATGGTGTATACTATCTTAAAGACTACAGTAGTGTAGAAAACCCTGCTATACAAATGAATGTGTTTGGTGCTAAAGATGCATTTAAACTAAGAGTATATGATGATAACAATGGTGGAAGTGATCCTTATGGATACAAGCCAATGGAAATTCATGCATCAGACTTTAGTGTTAATCCTAGTGATACATATAACTCTACTGTAACAGCATTAACCATTACAAACAGTCAAAGTCAGTTTACCAATAGATTAGTTGCACAAACAACAACAGGCTTTGGTGGTGCAGCAAAGTTTAGAAGACTTACAAATAATTCAACAACCAATCCTAGAGCAAGTGGTGCCTTTGAAAGCAACTATGTAGACGGCAGTCAGAACTTAGTAGCACCAACAGCAGGCGCTGGCGCAGCTACAGGTTGGTTAGTTAACAATGGTTTCTTAGGTGCATTGATATGTGATTTAGATACTGTTGCAGTAGATGGCAATAACAATTTAGATAGTGCTAACTCAAAAGCAAAGTTTGAAGTAAGACTATACACCAATGGTGCTAGTCAACAAACAGGTGAACTAGTATTTACAGCTTCACACGATGCAGTAATAGCAGGTAAACCATTTGAGAATGTTAGCCTAAGTGCTGACCCATCAAGTCCAGTAAATGGATGGCAATATTATAACTCAACTACACACAAGCTAAGGCTCTATGCCAATGGTGCTTGGGTTGACTTAAACTAATTAAGGAGCTCTACCATGAGTGAAAATGAGGAACACACTGAGGACAAACAGGAAAAAGTCAAAGGTGCACCAAAAAAGAAAATAGACAAAGACGTATTAAGAAAGCTGTGTGAGATACAATGCACACAAAAGGAAATGGCTTACGTATTAGGCGTGAGTGTAGATACGTTAAATAGGAACTATAGGGAAGACATTGACCTTGGTAAAACAATGGGCAAGGTTGCACTAAGAAGAGCACAATGGCGTAACGCTACGGAAAAGAATAACGTAACTATGCAAATATGGTTAGGTAAGAATATTCTTAATCAAACAGATGCACCATTGGATGAGGAATCAGGAACTATCCTGCCTTGGAACGATTAAACTAAATTAATAGGAAAGCTATACATGAGCAAACTAGACCACAAATGGGCAGAGGTTACAGAACAAAACGCTAAAGATATTATTGATATTAAGCATAGTATTGATACTATCAAAGATAACCACCTCACGCATTTGGAGGCTGACATGTGTAAGCAATCCAAAGCAATTGAGAAGATTGACCAACGCATTTGGGCAGTGTTAATTATCTTAGTTGCCTCAACAGTAATAGGGATGATTAAACATGGCATATCATAGTAAAAAGACTAAGAAGAAAAAGAAACCCAAGAAGAAGTAATTTGGTGTCACTCGCGTAATATGCTTGGTGTCACTAATAATAGTATAGAACATACATAGGGGAACAATATGAAACTATTTAAAGAATGGATTAAGATTAAGACAGTTCAGAGAGAGTTAGTTAAGGTTGCATTAGTAGTCATTGGTGTAGCATTAATTTATTATGCTTGGGGATACTACCCATTTAAACTGGATACTGTCTAATGAAACTTAACCCCTCTACATTAGATGCTTGGAGAATAATCCCCCGTCTACTAATACTGTTCTATATGGTTGCATTTTACAATGCTACACAGTGGTTTATGTTATTAGAAGACCCTAGCAACGCACAAGCAGGCTTTATATCAACAATAGTTGGTGCTGGCGCAGCTTGGTTTGGACTATACGTAGGCAGTAGTAGCAAAAACAACAAGGAAAAGTAATGAAAAAACATATTAACGATGCTGAGAACAATAAACATTTGGATCAGTGGAAAGACGGATTAAAAAGACAAGAGTTTCACAGTTTCTATACAGAAGGCGGAAGTTTACGTAAAGAAACTATAGTAAGAGTATACTACACATTAGGTGGATACACAGACACTACTAGCACTGAGACCATTTGTAATGCCTCTTAGTCTAGTTCAACAAGAAGTAAGCAATGACAGTAATAGATATAAAGTTGTTGTAGCAGGAAGACGTTGGGGTAAAAGTTGGCTTAGCATGCATGAGATGGCTAAAGCAGCTAGATTCCCTAACAGTAAAGTCTTTTACGTTGCCCCAACATTTGCAATGTGCCGTCAGATCTTGTGGGACGACATTAAGGAGAAGTTCATACGTTGTAAGTGGGCTAAAAAAATTAACGAAAGTAATTTAACAATTACTCTAGTTAATGGTAGTCAAATATACTTACGTAGTGCTGATAACCCAGATAACTTACGTGGAGTAAGTATGGATTATCTAGTAATGGACGAAGCGGCTATGATTAGCCAGAAGATGTGGACTGAAGTATGTAGACCAGCATTAAGTGACAGAGAAGGTCATGCAATGTTTATTACTACACCACAGGGTAAGAGTAGTTGGGTATATGAACTATGGCAAGGAGCACATACACAGCCTAATTGGAAAGCATTTCAATATTCCACATTAGAAGGCGGGAATGTTCCAGAAGGAGAGATTGAAGCTGCACGTAATGAACTAGATGAACGCAGTTTTAAACAAGAATACGAAGCAAGTTTTGAGACATTTGCAGGAACTATATATTATAACTTTGATACTAAAGTTAATATTCAACCTGCAGACAAAGAATTTAAGAAGAACGAGATACTACACGTAGCAATGGACTTTAACGTTAGTCCGCTAGTAGCAGCAATTGCACGTGTTAAAGGAAACGAGATTACAGTAATTGATGAGATACAAATGCATGGATCAAATACATTTGAAATGGCACAAGAGCTAATAAACAGATATCCAGACAATAGGGTATGGGTTTATCCAGATGCAAGTGGACAAGCACGTAAGACAAGTAGTAATACTAGTGATCATCACATACTAAGGAACAGTGGGTTTACATTAAAAGTAAGAAACATTAATCCACCAGTTAAAGACAGAATTGCGGCAGTTAATGCTAGTTTAAAAGCTGTGGATGGAACTGTAAAGTTAACAATTGACCCTAAGTGCAAGCACTTGATTAAGTGTATTAGTGGGCAAACATACAAGTTGGGCACACAAGTGCCTGATAAGAGTAGTAATTTAGATCACTTTAATGATGCTCTAGGTTACTTAGTGCATTGGATTAATCCTATTGGACGACCAGTAGCACCATTAGAACAAAGAGGGCCTCAACTATGGGGTCATCAATAAAGGATAAATAAGTAAAAGAGGACAGTAATTGATCAGACTGTTTTATACTACCTTAAAGGAAAAATCATATTATGATGACATTAGAACAATTGGAACAAACCCATCCCAACTACAGCGCCGTAGCTGAACAAGCAAATTATCATTACAAATCATACATTGGCGGTGAACTGTATAAAGATGGAAGTTATTTAACACAATACATTGGTGAAAACCAACAGCCAGGTGATGCATACGCTAGGCGTATTAACAGCACACCATTAGACAATCATGTGCAAACTACTATAGACATTTATAGAAGTTTCTTGTTTAGAACATTACCAAAGCGTGACCTAGGACTATTAATTAATAATCCACTAGTAGAGCAATGGTTAGATGACACAGATCAAGATGGACAAGACTTAGATAGTTTCTTAAAAACAGCTAATGACTTGGCAATGGTAATGGGTAGTTGCTGGATCTTAGTAGACAAGGCTAGTTATAAGGTAGAAACAGAAGCAGAAGCAATTGCATTAGGCATACGTGCTTATGCAGCTACATACACTCCTCAAAACGTATTAGATTGGGTTTACGAACGTAACATAGCTGGTAAACCAACACTACAGTATATTAAAGTAATGGAATCAGAAAGTGATTACCATGCTAGTTTTACAACTTGGACAGCAGACAAAGTATGCAAATACAGAGTAAGTAAATACGAGGACGGAACGTTTAACGACATTGAAGGCAAAGAAGAGTATGAGAACCCATTAGGATATGTTCCTTTTGTATTCCATAGTCCACTAAAGTCACCAGTTAAAGGCGTGGGATTTTCACTAATTGCGGACGTTTCAGGGCAGCAGAGATTTATATATAACTGTTATAGTGAAATTGAACAACACTTACGCATAGCAAGTCATCCTACATTAGTTAAACCAACTGGTGTTGATGCAGTAGCAGGTGCAGGTAGTATTCTTAACTTAGATGAATCAGTAGATCCAGGCTTAAAGCCATATCTTTTGAGCCCATCACTAAGCACAACAGACAGTATATTAAGAGCAATTGATAAAAGTGTAGAAGCAATACAACGCATGACACACACTAGTAGTATACAAGCTACTACAGGTTCACCAATGTCAGGTGTAGCATTACAAACAGAACGCCAAATGCTCAACGCTAAACTAAGCGACATGGCTGACACCTTACGTGAAACAGAACTAATGATGTGGGACATTTGGTTAGATTGGCAAGCACTAAACTACCCACAAGACTTTAGCATTGAATATCCAGATACATTTGACATGCGTGATGAGCATTTAGAATTAGACTTCTTAATGAAAACACGTAGTTCAGGCGTAGACAATGAGATGTTCAAACATGAAGTAAGCAAACAAATTGTTGCACTAACAATTGACGATGCAGTATTGCAAAGTGAGATCTTTGCAGACATGGAACAACATGAGAATGACTTTGTTCCACATGAGATGATGGATCCTATGAGTGGAAAGATAGTTGCTGTTACTAGTGAAGAGCAACACTTAGCACTTGAAGAAATGGGATTCACTATGCACACAGACGGTGAACCTAGAGTCACATTTAGGCCTCAAGATGGTGATGCAGGAGACTACTAAAGTTGGCATTTGATACAGAACAACATGACAGGATACTACAGGACACTCTAGATGATATTCAAACTGGCACATATGATACCAGTAAGAGTCTAGAAAATGCAATAGCGGACTTAGTAGCCCAAGGGCTATCTATTGAGATAGTAAGACCTCAGATCATGCAGACTTTTAATGCATACGCACAGTCTATACGGTCTGAGGCACAACCCTTGACAAGGTTGAGTCAGGATTACATAGACCAAAGCAGTGCACCAGAAACAGCCGCAGATTTAGCGGCACAACAAACACTATTAACACTTAGTGAGGACAATTTAAGCAGTGAAGTTACAGGACATACTGAGGACGTAATTCAAACTATAGTTTTAGCAACTGTAGCTGGAGTTGCATTAGCCTCTCTGCAAGGACAAGTAAGAGGAAGAATTAGTGGAGTATTAATGGATTCAAGTGATCCTGTTATACGCCGCTTACAACGTGATCTTAGACGTGCAATGAGTGAAGGTGCTGCTGGAAGGCAGATAACTGAACTACGCAGACTAATTAGAGAACGTTTACCAAAGGACATTGCAACAGCAAACAGTCTAGCAGTTAAACTTAGTTCAACTGTAGACAACAGTATTGGAAGCTTTGATGGAGCATTTGCTAAATCACGTGCTGACAGACTGGGAACTGAAAAGTTTATGTATGCTGGTGGAATTATAGAAACATCAAGACCTTTCTGTAAACAACACTTAGGTGATATTATGACCAGAGATGAGATTGATGATATATGGTTACAACAAAGTTGGGCAGGCAAAGAACCGGGTGATCCGTTTGTAGTAAGAGGCGGATACAATTGCATGCACTACTGGGTGCCCGTAGATGAAGATGGATTTGAAGTTGATTCTGCAGGGAATCTAAACGGATAAATAAGAATATACAAAGTAGACACCCTAGGTGTCCTAACCCTAACTAATAAAGGAATATTGACATGACAATGAATGAAACTCATGGTAACACTGAAGACGCAGTCACTGGGAATGCGGAAACAGGCCAAACTACAGACTCCCAGGTTGAAACAACTAAGACATTTACACAAGAAGAAGTAAATGAATTAATTGGAAAGCGTATACACCAAGTTAACAAGAAATATGAAAATGTTGACGTGGAAGAATACAAAGCACTCAAAGGTTTGAAAGAACAGATTGAGGAAGAGCAACTGATTAAGAAAGAAGATTTTAATGGTGTTCTCAAGAAACAGAAAGAAAAGTCTGATATGGAAGTATCAGCACTACGTTCTGAACTTGAAACTATTAAAATTGACGGAAGTTTGATGACGGCCGCAAGCCGTGCTAAAGCAGTAAGTCCAGATCATGTGGCTCAATTATTGAGAAAGAATATCCAACTAGGTGAGGACGGTAATGTAATAGTTACTGGACAAGACGGCAAGCAAAGATACACAGATAATGCGGATCCAATGAGTGTTGACAATCTAGTAGAGGAATTCCTATCAAGCAACCAGTATTTTAAAAGTGCAGGTCCTTCTGGGGCTGGAAGCACAGGTAATACGCAAAACGCTAATCCACAGAGTTTGGATTTAGCACAACTTGATATGAACAATCCTGAGCACAGAAAAATCTATACAAAGATGAAGATGGCAGGGAAAGTTTAATTAATAACATAACCATTATTAGGAGACAATAAAATGGCTTACGCAAATGAATTTGGATCAGGCATCAACTTAACTGCCCTTATGATTCCAACACAAGCAGCAACTGTTTACGCTGCACAAGAAGCGTCATTATACCTACCAGGCACGATGATTCCAATTGTAGAAGTAAACGAAGGCAGTGCATCAGCACAAATTGCCAAAATGGGCACAGTAGCAGCACAAACTGTTGTAAACAACGGCGCTGGTGGAACTGAAACTGATCCAGGAGCTGACTTTACAACTACTTTACCAAGTAACACAGCTATCAACTTGAACTTAGATCTAATTGCAGCACGTTCTGTAATCCGTGATTTAGGTAGAGCTGATTTTAATGACTTTGGTAGAATCCTTGGTAACTCTATTGCATCTGCAGTAGACGCACGTGTATCAGCTAAC